ATGCCAGGCCGCCTGCACCGTCTGTGCCAATATCAAAACCACTATCGGTTAACGGGATTATGTCGCTGTTGATGCGAGCAGTAAATGTCACAGCATCTGTGATTACATCACCAAACCTTGTATTTCCAAATACAGTTAAGTTGCCATTAATTTGTGTATTCTCAAGTCCGACATTTGTAGTAGTAACTGTTCCGGTAACACTTAGATTACCAAACACTTCAATAGTTCCGAGATTATCTCCGGTGTACCCTGGAATCAGATACATGGTTCCGCTTGCTGCTGAACCTACTCCGTATATACGATTTCCTTTTAGTGTTATAGTATCGTCATCAAGTCTAATATCGTCTACATTAAGTTGTCCGGTTACATTCTGTGTGCCAATTAATGTTAATGTATCAGTTCCGCTGTCAAACGTTAAGTTTTCATCATCGACCAATTCTCCAGCTGTACCAGCAAAAGTAATTCTGGCTGCTGTTAAATCTTCAATGTTAACACTCGCAAGTGTCGTTTGGCCATTAACGTCTAACGTAGAACTAATGTCAACTGTTCCAATAACATCAACATTTCCTGTAATATCTGTTGCGCTCTTAAGTGCAATGTGCCCAGATCCATTTGCAAGTAGTTCTACATCTGCATTTGAAGATGTAGTTTGTAATCTATTTCCTGCAATTCTGATGTCGTCAGTATTGAGCGGGCCGCCAAATATTTCTCCTATAACTGTTAGATTCTCAACTTCCATTTGAGAAAAAGTACTAACGCCTTGTACTGTTAGTGAACCTGTTACTATTTGATTGCCGTTTACCGTAAGTGTAGTTCCGTCAAATAATAAATTAGCACTATCAGATAGAACACCACTAACTCCGGCAATTACTAATCTTTGATCTGTTAGTACGCTAATCTGTGCGCTCTGTATCACTGCATTTGTATTGACAGTTAAATTATCAGTATCAGTTAATCCTGCATTAATATTAGTTGTGTTTAGTGTTCCAAGATTTATAATATTATTATTGTCTAAGTCAAGATCGCCTTCCATTGCTTGACTGCCATCAAGCAATAATGTTCCTGCACCTAATCTCGAAAGTCCTACACTGATACCGTCTTGGTTCTGTCCAATTCGTTTATTGATATAATTAACGACCGCTTGTTCAGTTGGAAGAGCCTCGTCACTAATATCCGACATATTACTATCAGGAGAAAATTCATTTACAGTTACTCCTCTTGTAAAGCCAAGGCCGTCAAGGTTACTTAGTGCAATACTTGCTGAAAAACTAACACTACCATCGCCTTGGTTAACACGGAAATAATCACCTACACGGAAATTACCGTCCTGATCGTTGGTGACAAAGAATACACGACCAGGAGCAACTTCTGTCACTTCATTTGATTGAACTGGTTGTCTTGTAGGCGGTCCATATAACTCTCTTGGATAATTTGAGTCTTCGTATGATCCAGTACCGACATCGAGCATGTCGTGGTTACTAGCTTTAACAACTGAAAAGTCTGTAAATATTTTTCCAGTTGCGCCCGGAGCTGGGCTTAATCTAACACTTTCTTGGTCTATTAATTCATCATTAAGGTTTTGATCGAGAGTAATAATATTTGTAAGTTTGTCATAATTGATTACTTGATAAATTGTACCTTTGTATCCTAATCTGCGTCCTTCTAATTCTTCAGCATCGTATCCAATAGCATTAATGGTAAACTGATTTACGCCGGGACCGACATTACTTCCGCTGCCATTTACTACAACACCTAAGTGATTGAGTGTAGGTAATGCTCTAATAGCAAATCTATTTGCTACAAGTTCGTTAGGAGTAACTTGTATAATTCTGTATCCTTGATCAGGATCATTATCATATTGTAGTGCAGCACCTAGTAGCAGATTAGTAATATTTTTATCAGTATCAATTTCGTATTCTTGTAATAACCGAATTGTAATATTAGCACCGTCAGGTATATCAGCAAGTAGACCCTGTGCTGACCCTCTTATGTTTAATTTATTACCGTTAAAGTTACCAATCTCGTAACTTACGTCTCCTGTTACACCGCCATGTGATACTTGGGCAACCATAACATTAAAGAATTCAGCAGGTGCACCGTTGTAGCCTTCTGCATCTTGAAATACAATTTGCAAGTCGCCTGTTAAGTTATCGCTCACTATTGAACTATCTGCTAGTGCTACAAACACAGTTTCATTAACTGTAGTTGCATTAACTGGGACTTCAAACGGATTGCGACCTTCAGCCCCTAGTGCATATATACCGTTAGAACTAGATCCGTTAAGAGAACGAATTTCTGATCCTGACTCTGCTTTATATGTATATCCACAGTAATATGTGAATATACTTACAAGCTCAATTCTTGCATTATTTCTTGCAAGTGCTCCATAACCTAAATTACCAAACATTGTCCAGTCAGTACTAACAAAAGATTTGTTACCAGCAGTAATCATTATTAAATTACGATCTTGCAACGTTGGTAGTAACGGAGTTTCTAAACTAATATTAATTTTATATTTTGGTAAACTTTGCGGACCTTGAGCTTCGCCATTCTCCATTATATCTAATATTATATCATAAAGACTATCTGCAAGGGCTTTATATGTTTCACCGACTATTACTGAATTTGTTGTTTGTGATGTTACTGATTGATATGTTTGTGCAGGTGCAGTATTACTTAAAACTTGTCTAATTAAGTATTTTGCATAATTATTTGCATCAAGTGTCTCTGTAAGTTGAACACCAATAGCGATACTTGGGTCGCCTAATGAACTTACTCCTCTGTAGTAACTTCTACCTGCTTCAGCACTCTTACGTTTGCCTCCAAACAAGTCGTTGCTAATAGCTGCAATAATGTATCCAGTGTCACGTCTACATAATGTTTGATTATAGTCAAACGTAGGATAAGTTGCATTAGTGTATGCAATTACTTCGTCTTGAATCCATTCAATATTAGAAAGTATTAAGTCGTGTGCTGCTTTTATAGAAACATAGTTAGTTATTAAGTTTGTAATAATTGCAAACAATTCTGTAACTATGGTATCAGTACCTGCTTCAGCAACTGTTTCATCGATAGTTTGTGTTACAACTGATTGTAACGGAGTAACAGTTTCTCCTGCTAAACACGCAAGTGCAACATCTCGAGCTTTATTAATTGCGTCAGTAGTTTCTGCTTCTTGATCAGTAATTACAGTAGAGCCTGTTTCAAAATATGTTGCTGCTGCTTCAACAGTCTCTGACTCGCCACCATATGTTAGGTCGTGAATCATTGCATCAATTATTAATCCTACATCTCTTTCGCATGTTGCCTCGTCGTAAACAAAACTTGCGTATGCTGTGTCAATAAAATTAATTGTACTAGTAATGATATTAGGAAATTCTGCAACAAACGAAGTTCTAAGAGTAATCTTACTTTCTAATGCACTAACATATGCAGGCGGAGTATTTGTTACTAGAGCAGTAAAGTTTGGAGCAATTGTTAACGGAGCGTAATTTGTGCCGTATTGAATAACTTCTTCTACTATTGTAATTAATTCTTGTGCGGTAGCAATAAGTGTTTCGGATATTGTAGGATTTTCAATTGTTGCTTGAGGTATTTCTACCTGTTGCTTTTGCTCTACCGTAAACACTCGGTTACGCATTATATCATCTATAATAGATCTTATAAATGCAAATGTAACAACGTGTTGTAGTTTTTGTTCAGGTATCTGACTAGTAATACCTTTCCAGTAACTATTAGCCACTTCAATAGTTGCTGTATTTCCTTCAAAACTTAAATCAAACTGTAGTGCGTCTAAAAGAAAATCTATGTCTCGTTGACATTTAGTCTGATCGTATGTATAATCTGCGGTAAACGGTGTTAATTCGTTATTAATTTGAAACAATATCCAAGCAAGAACTTCTGCTTTAATAAATGATTTGTTTACAGAAATTATATTTCTAGCATAGTCTTTTGCATCGTCATAAACTGTGTCCGGAAATACTAAGTCATCAACAGTTTCTGCACCATATTGTAGTACATCAATAACATCGTTAAACAATGCTGTATTTGCTTGTTGAACACTTGTAATACTATTTAATGCAGTATTTGCTTGTCCTTTGGCATAATTTAATCCACCGATAGTGGGTGCAAGTTGATCACTTAATACATATGCACTATTTGGTCTAGTGTATGCTAATGCAGATATTCTTCCAAAATAGTTAGTACCTAGTATACTATCATAACTGCTAGCTCTTAATATAAATTGTAAATCTCTACGACATTTTTCTCTATTATAGTCAAACAAATAGGTATCGTTTACATATGCTATAGTTTCTGCTTGTATAAATGATTTGTTTGCATTAAGTATTTCAACAGCATTTAATCTTGCATCATCCGGGGCTGCTACGCTAAAGGCTTGATATCGTACTCCGTCTGCATAAAACGATGTAGGCATATTTGGCTTGCGCCAAAATCCGCTCGCGGTCATGCTAAGGTTGTCAACGGCAATATTATCAATGTTAAATTCTTGGTTTCCTGTAAAACCGTCAGCAAACATGCCGCCGTGAAATCCTACAACATACGGATCAATATCATAACTTGATTTGGCAAAACTTGCACCAGTGTGAGGATACGGAGATTTAGTTAGAATTTGGCCTTCTGGGTCAAGTACAAACGCAAAACTTGCATGTTTATCAGTTGTAAAATCATGAAACCAGTTTGTTGAGTTACAAAGAAATACATCATTATCTTCATTATTATTAGGTAGCGAGTATTCGCTTCTTGGATCTGTTAAATAGTGGTGACCAAAGTATCCTGTTGTATAATCGTCTGTTTCTCTCCAGAAACGTAATTTAGCCCACGGACTTTCACTAACTCCTTCTTTAGGTCTAACTGTAGTACGGCGTTGGCCAGCTCCAAATATACTTGTATTTTCTGGAACTCGAATAGGAAGATGCTCTTCGTAAATACCAGGAGCAATATGCACTAATATCTGTTTAATTTTTATTCGTTGTTCTACGTTAACAAAGTTTTCATCTTGAGGGTTTGCCTTGATGATATCTTCAGCAGTTCGCATTGCCATGTTAACTGTTCTAAATGCTGTACCCCAGCTTCGGCCGCGTTGAACGCCGTAACGTCTATCATCATGACCGTCAAGGCTAACAAATAGTTCTGCAACATCGCCGTTGATTACTGTTTTATTAAGGAAAAACCATTCGTTGCCATCAGCATACTCTACAACTTTATCATTAGTATTGTATCGTAAACTGCCTGCTACTGGATTAGGTCTATCTTTTTTGTCACCACCAGGCAATCTTAGACTTTTTGCTTCGCCTGTATCATCAATAATAACAGCAAGATTTCCTCCCGCTAATAAGTTATTATCATTGTCAACTACTAATGTTTCATTAAATACATTCTTGCCACCGTAAGTTTCTCCGTCGCCAACAAATACTTGTTTGAGTTCAGTGTCATATATAATTTCACCTTTTAGAGGAACAAAGGTTAGTCGTTCTTCTGTAGTTCCCCTACGTAGAATAATACTGCCAAGATCAGCCATTTATCATGCTCCTATGATTAAGCCGCTTGGGCCATAATAAGGATCAGGTACGTATGTAGCAGTTCCAACTTTAGGTAAATGTCCACAGTCATTTACAACTGTGTTTGGCACAGCAAAAGTGCCTCCGTCTAATGAATCATTAACTTTTTCATAAGTTAACTTTCCGCCATCAATTGAATTTCTTGTAAAGATATTGTTTTCGTCAAACGGTGCACCGCGTGTTATTGCCATAAAATACATTCCTTATATGAATGTATTTATCGTGTTGTTTAGACTAAGGCAATTCCGCTAGTCTGTGCAGTATATTGTTTACCAATTTCTGCTTCAGTCTTTGCAACACAACTTACTGACTGTGCTTGCAATACAAACTTACCGTCTGGTGATACGCTAAACATGAAAGGTGCTAGACCTAGGCCTTTTTCACCTGCAATCAGCACCATCGGCTTACGTACAGTGAAAGACTTAGCATCTTCTGCTTCTAGTCGTCCAATAATTTCTTCGCCTGAGCTTAATTTAAATGAGACGTTATCGCCTACTTTATATGGTACTTCAATTAACATTTATGTTCCTAATGAATGGCCTGTGCCATTGTAGCCTGTTTCTTCAATATAGGTGACTAACTGTTCGTAGCCACCTATTACTCGATCATTTATTTTAATTTGTGGGAATGTTCTTGCACCTGGAAACTGTTCAAACAATTCTTCACGAGTAAAATCTTTTTCAATCTGATAATAGTTGTATGAGAGATGTCTAATCTCACACAGTGCTTTAGCTTTTTCACAAAACGGACAAGCTGGCTTGCCGTAAATTTCTACACTCATAAACTAAATCCCTTCAATGATTCAGTAGTTACGTCTTGCTTAATACCACCGATGATATAGGACTCGACCTCTGTTTCCTGAGGAGCGACCTGCAAGCCCGAACTACTTAACCAATGCGCAGTCCACGGTAGAGGATTAGTATTAACTGGTTGATTAAAGATTGCCTGCAAACCAAGTGCTTTTAATCTACGGTTAGCAATATACTCTACATATTGGTTAAGCAGTGTAACATTCAATCCGATCATCGAACCGTCTTTGAACAAGTACTCTGCCCAGTCTTTTTCTTCTAGAACACATTCACGCCATAGGTCATATACTTCTGGCTCGCACTCTTTAGCAATAGCTGCCATCTCTGGATCATCTTTACCTTGTGCCCAAAGTTTTAATACATGTGTGCTTAGTGCAAGATGCTGTGCTTCATCACGAGCAATTAAGGAAATAATCTTTGCACTGCCTTCCATTAGCTTTAGTTCTCCAAAGCCAAATGTACATGCAAAACTAACGTAGAAACGCAAGCCTTCTAAAATATTAACAGTCATCATTGCCATGTACAACTTGCGTTTAACTTCACGCATGCTACCTTCGCCGCGGTGATTGTAAGCGTCGGCTGCTACTGAAAAAGCATCATAATGTTTAGTTACACTAGTTGCACGAGCAATAATCTTTTCGTCGTCTAGGATAGTATCAAACACTTCTGACGGGTCAGCATACACGTTCTTCATAATGTGTGTATAACTACGTGAGTGGATTGTTTCAAAGAAGTCCCAAGTAACAATACACCCTTCTAGTTCAGGAATTGAAACATGCGGCAAAAATGCCAGGCATGGACCACGTCCTTGGACACTGTCAAGCAGTGTTTGATATTTAAGATTGGATGTAAAAATATGCTTCTGCTCAGGACGGAAGTTTTGAAAATCTGCACGATCTTTCTGCAAACTAACTTCTTCTGGTCGCCAAAAGTAACCTAACATAGTTTGATTTAACTTATCAAACACTGGGTGGCGAAACGTGTCGTAACGCTGGGTATTCATGTCCGACCCGAAGAACATGTTTTGTTTTGTGAAATCAACTTTTTCTTGGTTAAATACTGTCTTTGCCATTTTTTTCATCATCCTATCTGTGTATTACACTTAATAACAAGTATATGCTATTAAGTGTTAGTTGTCAATCTTTAAACTGCACAAGCGTCATATAGCGCAGGCATCGCATGATTCACTGTCTAGTTCCATTGCACCAAGTGCAAGTGTTGCTTCAGGCTTATCGTCGTCTAATTCACTTGGATCAGTTTTATAATCGTAAGTGTTTTGATAGTATGATGTCTTCCAGCCCAACTTGTATGTAGTTAACAAGTCTTGAATCATTTGACTCATTGGAACTTCATTGTTCTCATAATGAGTAGGGTTGTAACTCCAATTTCCACTAATAGCTTGATCAAAGAATTTTTGCATAACAGCAACAATATTAATATATCCTGTATTGTTAGGCATTTCCCACAACAATGTGTAGTGATTCTTTAGAGTTTGATACTGTGGAACAATCTGCTTAAGAGGCCCTTTCTTTGACTTCTTAACGGACAAATATCCTCTAGGTGGTTCAATTCCATTTGTTGCGTTCGACACAACGGAACTGCTCTCCGATGGCATCTGTGCGGACAATGTTGAGTGTCGTAGTCCGTACTGTAAGATATCGGCTCGTAAAGTTTCCCAATCATAATTTAACTTGTTCTCTACAATAGTATCAACATCTTTCTTATAGGTATCAATTGGAAGGATGCCGTCTGAATATTTAGTTCGATTGAAATACTCACATGCTCCGCGTTCTTGTGCAAGTTTGTTAGATGCTTTTAGCAAGTAGTATTGAAATGCTTCTGACAAGTCGTGTACTAATTTCCATGCTTCTTTGTCTGCATAACTTGCTTTGTTTTTAGCAAGATAGTGTGCCAGTCCAATGTAGCCGATACCTAAACTACGACGAGCCTTGGTTGACTTTTCAGCGGCTAGGATTGGGTAACGCTGGTAATCAATAATTTCTTCTAGCGCACGTACTGCTAGTTCGCATAGTTCTTCTAGTTCATCTAGTGAACGCAAAATACCTACATTAATGGCACTAAGGATACATAGTGCAATTTCACCTTCTGGGTCATCAATATGATTTAACGGCTTAGTGGGCAATGTGATCTCTTGACACAAGTTACTCATATACACTTTGTCTTTAAAACTGCTGTGTGTATTACAGTGATCTACGTTCATGATATAAATACGCCCTGTTTCTGCACGTTCTTTAATTAGTGCTGAGAACAGTTCCATTGCTGGCACACGTTTCTTTTTAATGCTTGTAGTACGTTCATACTTTTCGTATAGCTGTTGAAACTCCGCAGCAGGACCAAAATATGATTCGTATAGTCCTGGTACATCATGTGGGCTAAACAACGTAATGTCCCCGCCACTGAGCAGTCTTTGATACATAGTTAGGTTCAACTGTATGCTGTAGTCTAACTTGCGTACACGGTTATCTTCTGTACCCTTGTTGTTCTTTAGTACAAGGATGTCTTGAATCTCTTGATGCCACAACGGAAAATGTGTAGTAGCACTGCCGCCTCGCACACCATTCTGTGTACAGCAACGAACAGTTGATTCAAATTTCTTTAGGAATGGGACAATGCCTGTGTGTGCTACTTCGCCGCCGCGTATACGTGAATTTACTCCTCGGATGCGTCCTGCGTTGATGCCGATGCCCGCCCGTTGTGCGGTATAACGTCCAATAGCCATATCGCTGGCAAAGATACTGTCAAGAGTATCAGCACTGTCAACAAGCACACAACTTGCAAACTGACGTACAGGAGTGCGAACTCCTGCCATAACCGGTGTTGGAATATTCACTTTAAACAGTGAGGTTGCATCATAGTACCTACGTACATAGTGCATTCTAGTGTCTGCTGGATAATTTGCAAATAACGTTGCAGCAATCATCATGTACATGAATTGAGGAGTCTCAAATATTTCACCATTAGAACGATCCTGTACAAGATACTTGTCAACTACTTGACGCAGACCTGCATAGGTAAAGTTCTCATCACGCTTGTGACGAATGTAACTATCTAGTGTTGCAATTTCGTCTGCTGTATATTTTTCTAAAATCTCTTGATCATATACGCCGCGTTCAATATTGCGATCAATATTCTGCTGGAGTGTAATAGCATTGTATTCGCCAAACACCTGTTTGTTTATACTATAACTTAGCAACCGTGCTGCTGCATATTGATAATTAGGTGCGTCTAAACTAATAAGATCGTTTGCACTGCGTACCAACACTTCTTGAATTTCGTTAGTGCTCATGCCGTCGTAAAATTGAATATTTGCATTCATTTCAATTTGACTGCTACTAACTCCTGCTAGCTCTAAACAGGCGTGCTCAACAACTTTGTGTATTTTATCTATGTTGAGGTGTTCTTTTGTGCCGTCACGCTTGACGATCATTGTTCCATTTGACATTCTCTCTCCTAGTATTTTCTTATAATTGATATTTATTGCCTGTGCGGCATGCTGTAAATTTTCTGGTCTACCATCGTCGACGGTAATGCATCTACGGAAGTATATGTATCATTATAATATCCTATTGCGCATTTGTCTACCATTAATATATAATAATTAGTAGATTTATTGTAGTCTGTAATGATATGTATCTCAAAATTAGACCTATTAAAACGATCGGTTAACTGTAAGGAATAACACATTCCTAATACGCGAGAGAACTCGCAGTACTGGTTCTCTTGTATAAGTTGCCAAGGGTCTGGCCAGCTCTTTTGATCCCATGCATCAGTATGAATACTAACTGTTGGTGCGGTATTGTAGCAGTCGATAACATCTTGAATAGGGTCCTTCGACCGCTCAAGACTGTACCTGAAGGCAACCCAGGCTACTAGCCTTTGTTCATAGGTTTTGTCAAACATTACTCACCAGTAGCGTCGATTGTTGTTTTTCTATTTCTAATCTTAAATTCTAACTGGGTTAGATCGTCTACTGGCATAGTACTTGATAGTAATATATCGATAGTTTCGTTAACAGTATCGCCGTCAGCATCTTGTACTAAGGCACTAAATGCAATAGAAGTTTCGTAAGTTGATACACCTATATAATCGTATGCATCTGATACTGTTATAGTTTTGTCTATACCGTTAACTGTTAGTGTAGCTACACCGCTGCGTACTGCTGAATAATTTCTACTAGATAATACGTATTCAATTTCAAATTGTTGACTAGCAATATCTATTTCACCTGGAAGTCTAAAACGCTTTTGTGCAGATCCACTAGTGATACTGTTTAATACATGTAGTTCTCCGAAGACTGCAATAACAGCACCTTCAATTTCAGGAATGTATGCATAGTTGGTCCAGTATCCCGGAGTATATGATAGTACTGCTGTTCTTGAGAAGTAGTCACCTATAGACGAGTTTCCTGGAGTTTGATATTTAAGTATAGAATCAGTAGCTAAGTATTCTGCTGCACCTTCTGTACCTACCATAGTATAAAAGTTATTTTCACTGACGTTGCCTTTACCGTACTTTACCCAAGCAGCGTTTTTGTTAATATCATTAAATCTACAATTGGTCCAGACGTTGTTGTAAGGGCCAGTTTCTCTACCAGATCCTACTGCTATGTTTAATGATACAAGCTGTGTTGCAAATGCTAGTCCGTAAGACAGATTAGAGAACTCACAGTTAGTCCATGAGTTGTTGTGTATATCCCAATCACTTATAACTGCATAAGCAAATCCGTTAAGTGTACAATCTTCAAATACGTTATTCTTAGTTTCAACAGATCCACTTAGACTATTCATTTCAATTGCAACATCAGTAACTGCTACCGCGCCTCCACTAACCCAAGGTCCTGAAAACTTAATGTCTTTAAACACACTGTCTTTACAGTTATTGAGAATCAAGGCTTTGTTAGGAACTGTTGTTTCTAATGTCATACCTTCTAGTCTAATACGAGTTGGTTGGTTAATAGTTGTAGTGCTTGCATTACTTGCAGGAGTTCCAACTATGCTATCTCCATTAATCGTAGTGAACATGTTTACACTTGCTGTAAGTGTTCTAATAATAGTTTTATCTGCGCCGGCACCTACAAGTGTTGTGTATGGCGGAATGTAAATAGGGCCGTCAATTACATACTCACCTGGCTCAAGATGTAATATTACTCTACTAGCTGCACTACCTTTGATAGCATCATTTAAGTATAACTGATCAATAGCTGCTTGTAACCGTATAGTTGCAATTTGACTTGGCTGTCCAGTTAATCCAAAAGAACGAACACTTACTCTGTCGTCAAGTCTTGCTTGTAAACTTCTGCGTACTGGACTAGCAATGTCTCCGCCAGTTAATAAAAAAGCATCAGCTTCTCTATATGTATAACTATCAGCAAGAGTAAAGATGTTGTCGTACTGTGTCAATACTTTTGTATTGCCAACTGCCGGCGAACCTTCGGATACGCTGCCGTTTCCAATAAATAATTCTTGCGAGTCAACTGCCCAACCAAATTCACCCGAAGCTAATTGAGGTAGCCCGCTACCTGCGTTTTTTTGTCCTCTACGAATTTGTATTCGACTGATCTGAACTACTGCCATGACTATCTCCTATTATACATATTTATCGAATTAACTGTTCTGTTCGTAGTATGTATATACTCTATTGTACCATTCATTACGCCACTCGGCATACTCATGTGGCCATACATCAAACTGCTGATATGTCTCTCCACCGAGATCTGAGCCATGGTCACCTCGGCTACACATAAAGATATGTCCTTCGCGAATATTAGTTCCAAACATTTCGTTGTGTGCTTCGGCATAGGCTACTAGTTGCAAGAAGTAGTTCTGTACATACTCTAACTTCTTAGGCTTATTTGTTTGCTTGAAGTCAAGAATGCAAGGTTGGCCTTTATACTGTCCAACTAAGTCAGTAGTACCGGCATACATCTGCGGAACATAAAGAGCAACTTCGCTGCCCCAAATCTCATCAACATCTACCATTGCGTTGTCACGCACCTGAACTGCCATTGCGTGTGCTTTGATTGCAAACGGGTTACTACCAGGAGTAGGCCATTCGCCGGTATCTACATAGTCTTCAAGATATTTGTGCATACGTGTACCAACACCGGCAGCTTCTGTTGTAATTTCTTGTGCTTTTACATCACCTACACGTCTGCGCCAAGCGATGAGTCCGGTCTTGTCACTAGTTGCATCAAGGATAGTTGTAACACTAGCAACAGCGTCGCCGTCAGGTGTCATGTATTTGCGTTTGCCGTCTACTTCTTTGCGTGATATTGGTTGATAATCGTATTTTTTAGTTATCAGACTCATCTCGAACCTCCCGGATTGGGATCATATTTTCTATTTCCCATGCCTCTTGCCCGAAAGGATCGTTGTTCATATAATAAGGATTTACATCACTATATCCGTTATCGGCATCTACACTTTGTACTTCGGGTACAAATTGTTTAATCATACTTTCAACACCGTGTTTTAGTGTTGCTGTTGATCCTGCACATCCGCTGCATGCGCCTTGTAGTTCTAACTGCAAATGTCCATCTAGATATGATGTAAACTCAATGTTGCCTCCGTGCTCTGCAACACTAGGTTTTACATGTGATTCGATTAGTTCTTTAATTTGTGTGATGATTTCTTCATCAGTTCTTTGTGTCATAGATATACTCCATATGTTATACGTAGTGTAGCATACAAATATTACAATGTCAAGAAGTTTTTAAAGTTTGTCGCCTATGTCAGTTGCTGACTTGGCCATTTTGGCAACTGTGTTGCTGCCAGCAGTATCACCTTGTGGTGTATCTGTTGCTTGTTTCTTAGTTTTTGGCTCAATACCTTTTTCACTAAAATTTTGGACCATTGCTTTTAATCTTGGATCTGTATCGTATGCTGCTTTAAATGTGCCGTAATCAAATTGCTCTGCACCAACGTTTTGCATAAGTTTATTAAGATCAAGATTCTTTGCATCTGATCTAATATCATTTACTGTTGGTTTGTTGAAATGTAAGAAAACGGAGACGCCTTTTTGATCAGCGTCTCCAATAACAGTTCTTAATACTTGTACTAACTTTAGTGAGGTAGATGCTTGGGGTTCACCTGCTTCATAAAGTTCAAATATTTTCATCTTATTTACTAGTCTTACTTAAAATTGATCCTAGTCTACGTGATGTTTCAATTATTTTCTTTTTAGCATAGGTACGTGACTCACGACGCTCACGTCCTGCTTCTGCTTCGCCGCCAGCAGCTGGAGCTGCTGCTGCAAAATCGTCTGTATCTACAGTTGGTTCCATATCTTCAGCACCTGGTACTGGCTCTTCATCTGGTAGCTCTGCGCCCATATCCATCGCTGGTGCTTCACCTTCGCCAGTTAGCATGCCAACACCGCCTGTTAATGCAATACGTGTTGTTTCCATTGTTGCGTACAGTTGCTCTAGTGCAGGCTTAACTGAATTAGTAAATGCTTCTGATTGCTGGACACCCATTTCGTCGCGGATAGCATCAGCTAGTTCTAGCATTGATTCAGTTTGCATTTCAGCAGTGTCTTCCATCCAACCAGTTAAACGGTCAACCATATCTTTAGCTGCCATAATTAATTCTGCGTTGTCTTCTGCGCCTTCTTTGAGTATTGATGCAAAGTAAGTGTCTATAATAGTTTTACCTTCGTCTACCTTTTTAGCAAATGGATTTACACCTTTTTTAGGCTTGTTACCTTTTGCGTCTTTAGCAGCTTTCTTCATTGGTTCTTTCTTGTCACCGTCTTTGTCTAAGTCAAGGAAGTCCGGCTTACTTTCATCAACTGGCTTGTCAGTAGCTCCATCCGCCGGCGCTTTGCCTTTTTTCTTATCTAACATCTTTTGGAACGCCGCTTTTTGTGCTGCTGTTTGTGCTTCTGAAATATCAGAACGCTCACTAATAGCAGCATTTAGAACATCAAGGAAAAGTTTGTTTTTGCTGTATGTTCTATTCTGCGATAGCCCACTGAAACTTTCATTTGTTTCAATATCAAATTGCTTTGTACGCATTTTGTTTCTTGCATCTTGTAGCTGTTCTAATGTAAACGAATCTACATTAATCGTTGTGCCAAATTTCTTTGCCATTGTTTCGTTTAGTGTTTTTGACGTCAATGGTTTATTCATATCTCTAATGTTCATGTTACTCTTCCCCAAGTAGTTTAATTATAGTTATTTATGCGTTTTATCTGAATATAATGCTATCAAGCGCCGACTTAGCATTAGCAGTTCTTGCCTTTGCAATTTCTAATCTAGTTAATATTACATCTTTTTTAAATTCGTCTTTGGTTGTTTTAATTGTATTTGTAAAGAACAATGCATCCATATAATTCTTTTGAATGGTTTTATCTAAATCCATTACTATACTTATATTGTTAGTACCTTTAGACAAACTCTTAGCAAGAGCAAGTGCTGCTGTTTTACTAAAAGTAATCGCAACCTGTTTATTTTCTTGACAGTTATATATCAAAAATCCTTTTTTGCTGTCTCTTACAACCATTTTACCAATACGGATACTGTTACCCTTTTGATAGGGAAACAAACTAGGATCTAGTTTATCTTCTATTAGATGTTGTAATTCTTTAAGTAATGTTGTGTTTGTCATTTCTCGCAACCATTATAACGTTATTTGATCGTATTTTACTTACCAAACTCTTGCGTATAAGGTTGTTCATTATGACTTGCTGTCTTTCAGTAAGACTGGACATAGGAGTAGGAGCGGAAAGATTCTCAAGCTCGACTTTCTCCTCATTGGTCATAAAGATTTTGAAATCTGTTAATAGCTCGTTTATTTTCATCTAACTGAAGCTAACTGTTGTTGCAAGGCTTTTAATTGATCTTGCGTTTGTTTAATTTGTGTTTGCAACTGTTGCTTCTGCTGTTGCTTCTGCTGATTCATTTGCTGTTGTTGTTTTGCTGCATCTGCAGGATTTGCGGTTGGAGCTGCTACGTTACCGTTGCCAGGTGTCTTTTGTCCTGGAACTGCTGGTTGTCCTGGAACTGCCGGAGGAGTCATTCCCATTTGTTGATCTAATTCAAAAATTTTCATAGTTTCTTTCTTCCTCTGCTTCTCGGCTTATTCATTGATTTTACACGTCTTGACACAGAATTAGTTGCTTTTGTGATACCTGCTTTACGTGTCATCATTCCGCCTTGACGTTTTTTAGTTAATGATAATGATTTACTCTTTTGTATATTTATTGGAGCATTACATGCTGCAGGACTTGCACGAACTTGTCCTTTTCGTGGGCCACTAGTGCATCTAAACTTTAGACTTTGAGATGCTCCAGATTTTGCATATGCTCTAGTAGCTTCTATTACAAATTCGGCTGCTTTCATTTGTTCAGGCCTTTTGATAACCTAATACTTGCTGGATTTGTACGCTTAGTCTTCTTTGCTTTGCGTGCCATCTTCTTGCCTAAGCGTGCTCTAGTGCGTTTCATTAATGCTCGTTGTTTAACATCAATTGGAGCAAAACACTGTGTAGGTTCTGCCACAATACGACCATTACGAGTGCCGCCTGTACATCTGTACTTGCGCACAAGACTTGTTCCCTTGCGGGCCCATACTTGTTTTTCTTCTAGTGGTTTTGTAAACTCTCTTAATAACATATAGTTATTTATCGAGAGCGGAAGGTTACTGCATTAAAATTACAATAACGATGGATAGTAAACTGGCAACTACTGTGCCTGCTGTGCCGATTAGCACTTTTGTGATTGACTTCTGACCGTTGATCATATCGTCATGTATATTGTCGATTTTTGTTTCGACTTTGCCTAGGCGACCTTCTAATGCTTCGTAGCGTATTGCACATAAGTCAACGTGTGCTTCAAGGTTCGTTCTCTCTAATTCAGTAGTAACTGACATCTTATTCTCCGTAAAAACCTACACTCTGTAGGGTAAAGTAAACTCTTAGTTAGCCTTTGTTATGTTTGTAAGATGCCTGTTAGCTTAATTTAAGCTACAAATGTATTTATCATTCTTCAATGATTTTAAACACTATATTAGTGTCATTTGGGTGATTGGTACGGAATATATTGTTATTGATTTTAGCAGTCTCGTCAAGCTCTGTAATAATAGGAACAAGGTCAAAGTCTGACATTAACATGTCTAATGTTAATGCATCTTCGTACTCGACTTCAAATGCAAACTCCCAGTAACGTTGTTTTCCTTTTGTGTTTGATCCAAATCCAAACTTGTCAATGTTGCTTACTTGCGAGCTACAACTAATAGGATTTATATTAACTCTGAGTCCAATAGTTTGTACTAAGGTATAATAGTTTGCTTGTTGATTAATAAGTCGCTTGTCGTCGCCGCGCCGGGCATTGGATTCTGTAATGTCAACAACTGTGGTTAATGTAAATTTCATACTGTATTTACAGCCATAAAAAAAGGGCCCACTTAAAAGTGAGCCCAGTGTGCCGAAGCACGGTTCCTAAGGTAGTTAGGATTTATGCTGCGTTGAATGTACTCAATGTACGTACAACTACGGTTGCTGCTGCAAGATTAACACCGTCTACTGTGCCTAGGGCTTGTAGACGACGTGTCATACCAGCTGCATCAACTGCGTGGCCGTCGACGATTGCAAAAATCTTACCAGCTGTGCCAGTTGATTCATACATTAGTGGTGAAAACTCTCTAACGATAGTTTCAACTGCTCCGCCGATACCGTCTTTTGCTGTTAGGTCAACACCTGCATCGATTTCGATTGCAATGATTTGTGCTGTAGCATATGCTACGCTGTGGTCGAAACCTGTGCCGTTTACTCTTGTGAACTCTGCCATTTTATATTCTCCTATGATCTAATGGACCTTCACACTCTGTGAAGTTCTTGTAATGTATTTAGCCTCTAAGACAAAAATATTGTTCTTAGCCTCTTTTTTGAGCTCTTTTGTGTAACACTCTTAGTAATTGCACAAAACCTGGACCTGCTGATACAATGTCATCTAGCATTTCAATAGCAGGCTGCATTCCTTTAACATACGTTGCTGGTATGTTCTTACCTTCTTTAGCAAGTTCTAAAAATAACCTTACTCGCATTAGATTCTCAGCACCAACAATAAGTCTGTAGTTGATTATGTTTCTACTTTCAACTCTTTTAGCAATTCTGTCAAATGCAGCTTCGTTTATATAAACACTGTCAGCAGCATCAGAAATATCATGCCCGCCTTCCATGATCGCCCATTCACGAGCTGTATATCGCGGTTCATCTAAAATTTTTAAATCTTCTAGAAACTTGTCTACATCTTCGTCAGTGATGAGAGTAGACTCGTTTACAATTGCTCTAATAAAATCCATTATGCTCTTTTAGCTCTTGCTGCTTTTATTGCGCGACTTGCGTATTTGTCTGCTCGCATTGCATTTTTCCCGTCATCTGACGGATCAGCAAACTCATCAGGATCAGTATCGCTTTGATCAGTATCGTCTAGGCCACCTTGTTTATGATCTTTAGTTAACGCTGATTGCTGACTTTGTATTTTGTCTGCATAAGCCAATAGTTTTTTAATAACTTCGGGACTAACTCCGGCTTTCTTTACAACATCTGCTAGATTCTTTGGTCCAAACAATGTACCAAAATCTGTTAGAGAACTACCAACTCGTGACATAGTATTTGATAATGCATCGTCTTTGGTTGACGCTGCTTGACTCATTAGTATACGTCCGAAGTCTGCTAATTTACGCTGTTGTGGCGTCATTTCAAAATTAGCTTCGGCTAATATTTCATTCATTTTCATAATTGCAATTCCTTATCTTTGTACGGCTCTATTGGCTCTTGTAAAAAATTCTCTAGGTACTAATTTAACGTCACCGTCTGGATGTGCTAGTACGTATCCTTCGCCACCAGCGCCGTGCCCTGGTATGTTTGCTTTTACGGTTGCATCGTGTGCATCAAATTGAGCAATCACTTTGTCCTTGATCTGCATGATACCTGACACTACTTGCCATATTGCATCAAACCCTGCTTGATTATTTTGTATGTGCGTTGCAATGTTCTTTTGTTTGTTCGGCGATAGTTTAGAACTTGCCATCCAGTCAAAGAAGTCTGAGCCTAAGTTTTCTAAACCTGTATCAACTTTACCGTTAGTATATGCATAAAGCACTTTTGCAAAGTCTGATATTTTTAATTCTGTTAGTGCTGCAATATCCAACAGTTTATCAATTGCACCTGCATTCTTAGCAACTGCTGCTTTAAGTTGATTAATATCTTCGTCTTCAATCTCTGGTGATTTTTGTACAGTCACGGATGGAAATATTAATACATCATTGCCCTGGAAGTCTATGCCTTGTGGTACTGCACTTTCGTTGCCATCTTCGTCAATAAGTCTGTGTACAACTACTCCAGTTATACTAGACCCAATACGTTTACCTAGGTCGCTGCTAATATCAACTGCATACTCTACTATGTTCGGCTTGAACACAAAGTTCTTATCTTTTACTGGCGGAGTGTTATAATATAACAGATCACCTTTTAAGTAACCGCGGAAGTCTGTTGGAGTTGCACGTTCGTACAAATCAAAGATGCCTCGCATGTTACCTGCAAAAGAAACATATCCCGGATTCTCTCTGTTCTTACCACCACTACGGTTTAAGAACATTTGTTCTAGGTCGTCGCCGCTTTTACTCTTACCGTCGTAACCCTTTGCGCTAAAGCCGCTTTTGTCTGTGAGTACAAACTCGCCGTCAGTGTTGCGGCCAAAGATAATAGCAGGACTGCCATCCCATTTAATAGTAACATTTGTGTGCTTCCCTTGTTCTAAACTCTTAAGGCTTTCTAATGCACGAATTGCTCCGCGGCTACCTTCCCAGAACACAATGTCTTCTGCGTGGTCAATGCGAGCACCTTCTTTAAGGTATACACGACTTTCAACTAGTTTAATATCACGGTATCTCATCTGTTAAATGCTCCTGAACTCATAACAACACTGTTCAATGGTGCACCACTTAGTTCTCTAATTCTACGCAACTGTTTATCAGCCAACGATTCAACTTGTGATTCAGGCACTTCTTTGCCTGCCTTTTCCATTGTTTCTTTCCACGGAGCAATAAGCTGTTCGTAGTCTGGATCGCCTTTGAGTCTTGCAAGTATACTTTCAACTGTGTGCGTGTCGGCTTCTTTAGCACCTTTACCTAATAGCAACGATGCAATTTCATCCCAGTCATCAGCAACAACAGCATCTCCGTTGTTAGGATCAACAACACCAAACTTAGGACTAAACTTTAGTCCACGTCCTCTTGCTAGACTTGACAACAATATTGCTCTGTCTGTTCCGCCGAACTGTGCTGTTCCGCCACGCTTGGCTCCTCTTTGGAATTTAGGATTGTTTGTAAACATAAAGTCTGTTTGCACAAATCCTTTTTGGTCAGTGCCGTCGATAGGTGTACGGAAGTGAACTTGGTCACCAGCGTCCTTGATCCAACCTGCTTCGAACCCCTTGCCTTTGTTCATAATTTCTAAGTCTGGAATGCCTTGTCCCTTGCACCAAGCTGCAAGTTTAGCAATTAGTTGTTCTTTGCTAACTTTAGATGCATCTGTGTTTAAGTCTAAGTCACCTGAGCTATTCTTTTCAAATGCTCCATCTGGGTCATTCTTCTTACCAGTTGTGCCTAGCCAATCTTCTTCATCAAATACTAAGCCTGTAATCTTTTCAATAAATTGAATCGTAGGATGTACATCTTGAGTAGCAATACGTTGTGTTAATGGACCTTCTGTACTTTTAAATACGTTGCCGCCTTCTTTAAGAATTGCTGTCATTATTCTTACTCTCTATAACTTTTTGGATACCGCGTCTAAACTTTTTAGGATCTCCGCTTTTAATAGCATTGATAAATCTACGCTCAAGTTCGCCAGCTGTTACATCATCATATGTACTTGCGATTCTATTAAGCAAGTTAATACTACTTTCGATGATATTATTAGCAGATGTCTCAATTTGTTTGTCGCTACTATATGTGCGGCCAAAGCTGTTGAGTTCTTCTAAAATGCTTCTTGTGCGTTTTTTCATTGCGTTGCTCCGATAATGTATTTAGCGTTGTTATAAATAAGAGTACTACACTTGAGGGAGGGCATAATGTCTATATCAGAGATGAATTTCAAAGAAAGATCCTTATTGTTTGCAAAACTTGCGAGTACTGCTTATAATAACTTAAAGGCCGCAAAAAGTCAAGCAAAGAGTTTAG